GAATGCTCCTACCAGCACTCCCATCACCACCAAGCCCGCAACTGCCAAGGTGGACACCAAGACCGGCATCGCTGCCGATGCGTACAAGGAGGCCTTCTGGAATGCCACCCGTACCCGCGATGGCATTTCCTACGAGGTCCGCAACTCTCTGAAGGTCGGTGTCGACTCTGAAGGTGGCTACCTGGTTCCCGATGAGTTTGAGAAAGCCCTGGTACAGTCCCTGGGCAAGAAGCGTATCGTCCGTGAACACGCATATGTGTTCCAGACCAACTCCGGCAGCCACAAGATTCCTGTGGTCACCACCAAGGGTACCGCTTCCTGGATTGACGAGGAGGGTGCTATTCCCGAAGGTGACGATACCTTTGGTCAGCAGACCATCGGTGCCCACAAGGTCGGTACCATCATCAAGGTTTCTGAGGAACTTCTGAACGATGCCGCTTTTGACCTGGAAGGTTACTTCTCCGCTGAGTTCGCCCGTCGTATCGGCAACAAGGAAGAGGATGCCTTCTTCAACGGTGACGGCGCATCCAAGCCCCTGGGCATCCTGGCTGATGACGGCGGTGCCGATATCGGTGTGACCGCTGCATCCGCTACCGCTATCACTGCGGAAGAAATCATCTCCCTGTTCTACAGCCTGGAGGCTCCTTACCGCGAGAACGCCATTTGGGTGTTCAATGACTCCACTATGGCTGCCATCCGTAAGCTGAAGGGCTCCGATGGTCAGTTCCTGTGGCAGAAGGCGCTTCATGAGGGCGACCACGAGACTCTGCTCGGCAAGCCTGTATTCACTTCTCCCTTCATGCCCGAAATCGCCGCTGGCAGCAAGCCTGTCCTCTTCGGTGATTTCAGCTTCTACTGGATCGGTGACCGCCAGGGCGTGACCTTCAAGCGCCTCAACGAGCGTTATGCTGATACCGGTCAGATTGGTTTCCTGGCTACCAAGCGTGTGGATGCCAAGCTGGTACTGTCTGAAGCCATGAAGGTGCTTCAGATGAAGTCCGCATCTTAAGTGATGGGAGGTGGCAGTGATGAGCGAACTTCTGACCAAAGTCAAAGAGAATCTGATTCTGGAACACTCGGCAGATGATGGGCTGATTGAACGCTTCATCACTGCCGCCGTTTCATACGCTGAAAGTTACCAGCATATTCCTGCAGGTTACTACTCTGAGAATGCGATGCCCGCGACCACGGAACAGGCCGTGATTATGCTGGCATCGCATTTTTATGAGTCCCGTGACGGCTCCACAGGCGGTTTCTTTGCCGACAATGTGCAAGCCGGACAGCAGGTCTGGAACACGGTCAATCTTCTGTTACGGCTCGACCGGGAATGGAAGGTGTGACATGAGTTTCGGAAAAATGGACACCTTCATCGACATCGTTGTTCTGAAAAAGAGCAAGGATGCAGAAGGGTTTGCAACTACAACCTATGACGCAGTCGCATCGGTACGGGCTTATCGGGAAGGACGGCACGGTTCCCAGAGATGGGCAAATCTTGCCGTCTTTTCTGAGGCCACAGATCTGTTCCGTTTCCGCACCATCCCTGGTCTGACCATCACCACCGACCACGTCATTATGACTGGCGGTGAGACTTTCGACATCACCTCCGTAGAGGACGTGAAAGGCCGTGGAATGTATGTGGAAGTTCTGGCAAAAAAGGTGGTGGCGACCAATGGCAAAGGTTGACATCAAAATGCCGGAGGAATTTCTGCTGAAAATGTCCCGTCTGGGCAGCAACTTCGATACTGTTGCCGAGTCCGTCCTTGAGGCAGGTGGTGATGTGGTCTTGCAGAAGACCCGTGCCACCTTATCCTCCGTTGTGGGCTCCGGCACGAAATACGAGTCCCGCTCTACTGGTGAGTTGGAAGCATCGTTGGGTCTGTCGCCTGTAAAGGCAGACAAAAACGGTAATCACAACATCAAGTTAGGTTTTGCTGAACCCCGCCGTGACGGAACGAGCAACGCAAAGCTGGCAAATATCCTGGAATATGGAAAGCACGGTCAGCCTGCAAAGCCCTTTCTGAAACCTGCCAAAAATGCTTCCAAGAAGGAGTGCCAGTCAGCCATGCAGCGGAAATTTGAAGAGGAGGTCAAAAAGATATGAGTGTACTTGCGGATATCCAGTCGGCGCTTTCCAACTTGGGTATCCCCATCGAAACAGGCGTGTTCACAGACAAAGCCCCTGCGAAATATATCGTGGTGGTGCCTCTTGCGGACAGCTTCGACCTCCACGCAGACAACGCTCCCGGCTGTGATGTGCAGGAAGCTCGTATTTCATTATATGCCCAGGGCAGCTACACGAAAGATAAAAATGCCATCGTGAAAGCACTCCTGGCTGCGGAACTTACCATAACTGACCGCAGATACATCGGTTATGAAAATGATACAGGCTACCACCACTATGCTGTGGATGTAGCCCAATACTACGAAATGGAGGAATAATCAATGGCTACGATTGGTCTTGATAAACTGTACTACGCCAAGATCACCGAGGACGATGAAGGCAATGAAAGCTATGCCACCCCGGTGCAGTTGGCAAAGGCGATGACCGCCGACCTCTCCGTGGAACTGGCAGAGGCTACGCTTTATGCCGATGACGGCGCTGCCGAAATCGTGAAGGAATTTAAGTCCGGCACCCTCTCCCTGGGTGTGGATGAAATCGGTGGAGCAGCCGCATCCGATCTTACCGGGGCGACCATCGACAATAACGGTGTTGTGGTTTCTGCCGCCGAGGATAACGGCACTCCCGTTGCAGTAGGCTTCCGTGCCAAGAAATCCAACGGCAAGTACAAGTATTTTTGGCTGTACCGTGTGAAGTTCGGTATTCCCGCTACGGCGCTTGCCACCAAGGGTGACAGCATCACTTTCAGCACTCCCACCATTGAAGGCACGATCCTGCGTCGTAATAAGGTGGATGCCAAGGGCAAGCATCCCTGGAAGGCAGAGGCTACCGAGGGTGACACCGCTGTGACCGCCGACACCATCACCAACTGGTATAAGCAGGTGTACGAGCCTACTTATACTGCACAGACCGCTGAATAAGGAGGACTACTGTTATGTATGAAGATCGTGCTTCTGTAATCAACATCGGCGGTGAGGAATACACCTTGCTGCTCTCCACCAAGGCTACCAAGGAAATCGCCGGTCGTTACGGCGGTCTGGAAAACCTGGGTGACCACCTTATGAAATCCGAGAATTTTGAGATGGCCATCGGTGAGATCGTATGGCTCATCACCCTCCTGGCAAACCAGTCCATCCTGGTTCACAATCTCAAAAACAAGGATAATAAGCGCGAACTGCTCACCGAGGAGATGGTGGAACTGCTCACGGTCCCCGCAGATCTCGCAACCTATAAAACTGCCATTATGGATGCCTTGCTCAAGGGTACCAAGCGCAACATCGAAAGCGAGGCAGACGCAAAAAACGCAGCGGTCGAGTAAGTGACGAAGAGTTATTTACTCGACTTCTTTATTACGGCATCGGTCAGCTTCACCTGTCATGGGATGAGGTTTGGCTGATGCCGTTTGGCTTGCTCCTCGACCTCTGGGAGTGCCATAAGCAATACAACGGTATCGCAAAACCGAAACGGGAGCATTTCATCGACGATATCATCCCGGACGGAATCTAAAGGAAAGGCGGTGGTGATATGGCAGATGATTTTGGCTTAAAAATCGGTCTTGAGGGTGAAAAGGAATTCAAGAAGGCTCTGACGGAAATCAACCAGTCCTTCAAAGTTCTCGGCTCAGAAATGAAACTGGTCGAGTCCCAATTCAGCAAGAATGATAGTTCTGCCGAAGCCCTCGCCGCAAGGCACCGGGTTCTGACCGATCAGGTCGAAGCCCAAAGAAAAAAGGTAGAGATGCTGAAACAGGCACTCGCCAATGCCGCCGAGTCCTTTGGTGAGAACGACCGCCGAACCCAGGCATGGCAGATTCAGTTGAACAACGCCCAAGCCGCCCTCAACGGCATGGAGCGTGAACTGGCTGACAATGAATCCGCTATGGATGCCCTGGGCAAGGAAATGGATGACACCGGCGATTCCGCAGATGACCTGGAAGAGGAACTGGATGATGCCGGAGATGCCGCCGATGACAGTGAGGGTAAGTTCTCCAAGTTGGGCGGCACTCTGAAAACAGTCGGTATGGCTATGGGTGCAGTGGTTGCTGCCGCCGCAGCCGCCGCTGTTTCCCTTGGCAAGGCCGTGGTCGAGGCATACGGCGAGTATGAGCAGTTGGTCGGTGGTATCGACACCCTGTTCAAAGACTCTTCTGCCATGATGCAGGAGTATGCAAGTAACGCATATAAAACCGCCGGTATGTCTGCCAACGACTATATGTCCACGGTCACATCCTTCTCCGCATCGCTGATCCAGTCCCTGGGCGGTGACACCGAGGCTGCTGTGAAGTATGCGGATATGGCTATCACCGACATGGCGGACAACGCCAATAAGATGGGTACGGACATCGGACTCATCCAAAACGCATACCAGGGCTTTGCAAAGCAAAATTATACGATGTTGGATAACCTCAAGCTGGGCTACGGCGGTACCAAGACCGAAATGGAGCGGTTGCTTGCCGATGCCCAGGCCATTTCCGGCATCGAGTACGACATCAGTTCCTACGCAGATGTGGTCGAGGCAATCCACGTCATCCAAGAGAGTATGGGTGTTGCCGGTGCCACCGCTGCCGAAGCCGAGCATACCATCGAGGGTTCTATGAACTCCATGAAGGCTGCGATTGATAACCTTATCGTGGGCTTCGGTAATGCGGATGCTGACATTGAGCAGCTCTGTGCCAATGTGGTGGATGCCTTCCAGGATGTACTGACCAACATTACTCCTATCATTGAAAACATCATCTCGGCGCTCCCAACGGCGCTGAACGCTCTGTTGGAAACGGTGGTGGAACTGCTGCCCACACTTCTGGAAACCATCGTTGACCTGTTCAGCCAGGTGCTGAACACGCTGCTGACCCTACTGCCGGAACTAATCCCGGTGGTCATTGAAGCAGTTCTGACCATTGTTAATACGCTGATTGAGAATCTGCCTCTATTGGTGGAAGCCGCAATTCAGATCGTGATGTCCCTGGTTCAGGGCATTGCCACGGCTCTGCCTACGCTGATTCCCAC